TGTGCAGGAGATCCAGCACCCTCCCAGCCAGTTCCATCAGGGAGAGTTTCTTCCAACTGTGCAGTTCGATGAGGTGTCTGCCCTGGCGGATGCAGAGCACACTCGCGTCATCTCCGTATCGTGCGACATCCAATCCCCAGACTACAGGGGTTCCCTCCGGTTGCTCGACTTTGCGCTTGCTGGCCTGCTCCACGGAGTGCAGAGAGATCAGGGTGTCGTCTTCTGCCAAGGGGAACTCTCCCAGCACCCGCACCCGGAAGGCGTTCGATTCCTCTCCATACTTGATCTTCAGTTCCTCAATGAAATCCTCACTGACCAAGTCACTGTCCAGACAGGATACCCTCCTCGTCCACCATCGGTCTCTCAACCTCGTATGCGTCTCATAAAAATACCCACTGTTGCGGGTCCCGTTGCCGATCAGTAGGACCGAGGCATTGTGAGAGGACATCGAGGAGTATGCACTGACATAGACCTGCTCTGGGATTGCACTCGCCTCATCGAAAATCAATAAAACATTCTCTGCATGGACTCCTGCCATTGCCTCCGGTGATTCTGCACGACTGGTCCTTGCACTGATGAAGGCCTCTGTGGGACTGCTTGCCAACTCGATCCGGTCTGACTTCATCTCCAATAAAGATTTGATGGGGTTCGGCAACTCCTTGATCCATCTTTTCACTTCTGCGAACAGGGCATCGTACAACTGGGAAGCAGACGGTGCTGTGCAGACAATCTTGACAGGGTACCTTGTGAGTAAGTACCAGATCATCAACCAACTGGCACAGGAACTCTTGCCACATCCATGTCCAGAGACTACTGAGAGCAAGGATCGTTTGTCCTTGCCTACCTTCTGCAGTACCTCTCGCTGCCAGTCCTGGGGGGTCACGCCCAGTAGATCCTCGACAAAGAGATCTGGATGCCGTTCGTAGGTCAGGATGAGTTCACTGAGTTGCATTAGGGTGCTCCGAATAAATCAAGTTGGACACTGGAGTGATTACGATCCCAATGCCTCGGAGCATTGAACGATTCAATCCGATCTATCAAAACCATTGCTCTGCCGTGAATGCTCAATTTGTCAAATGTTGAGGAGTTGTTGAAAATGGAGTTGCTGCTCAAGCTCAAGTTCCGACCTACGGCTGTAGAGTCTGCGGATGCAAATGGGACCTTGCAGAAAATTTCTGGATGTAAAGCCCGTAATCCATGTAGTTTGATTGCAGTCTTCCCGTCCTTGTCTGTGATGCGGTCAAGGGCCTGGTGCAGTCGAACCCAATAATTCTCTGAATTTGGGGACAAACCTGCCGTTGTCCCAATACAAACTCTCTCAAATTGTTCTGCCAACCACTCCAACTTCTGCAGTGATTCATTGAAATGCCAAACTGGAGTTCCTCCAGGCAGAGGACAGTTCTCAATCAATTCATTGTTCTCATCTTCTGTCCCATCAATCACATCGGGGATGATCCAGAAATCACAGCACGGGTCCTTCAGATCACTGACAAACTTGTAGTAGTCTTCCCAGTCTGTGGTCTTCCCTGAGTTCCAGAAAGAGTAAGCCCCATTGTCCAGCATCCACGATTGACAAACCTCTTGCACAATTGACAACTGTGACAGATCTGCATAGGACACACAGGCATGTCTGGACTTCAAAATCCTTGTGACCTGATCATCACTCGCGGCAATTCTCGTCCCGTGATAGTGAATCATTCTGCTGTGCGGAGCTTGTTGATTCCCAGACTCCAGATGAATCCACCCACACACTTTGCTGCAAACTGTCCTGCAATGATCCAAACGGGGAATCCTCCGAATGCCAGCACGGGGAACAGGATTGAGTCGGTCAATGATCCCAGCAGGTTGGAGGAGTTGGAACGGACGAGGTACGGGTGATCTTTTAATTTGTGGTAGACCAAGGAGTCCAGCAGGGCAGAAATCCCAAAGGCTGCGGCACTGGCTAGAGCGATCAGCAAAGCCTCGAGGTTCAGCAAGATCGTCAGTCCTGAACCTGCACAGATCAACAGGGCCATGTTGCGTTTCAGGTTCTCCTTCCAGACTTCGTGTAGGTAGTCTCTCAAAGACAGGTCGAGCCCAATCAGGAGGAAAGCATTGATGATTGAGACACTTGGACCAAACTCCAGAATGAGGAGGTTGGCGGAAACGATGGCGGCTAGGTAAATGATGATGGCAATTCTCTGCATGGTTCTCCTTAATCTTGTAGGTCGTCAATGATGATGGCACCTTCCTCTCCCCAGATTTTCTCAATCTCCAGTTTCCAGACCGTTGAGTCCTCCTTCAGCAGTGCGTCCATCAATGCCTTGCAGAGATTGTCTGCATCGGGCCTCTGCTGGTGCGGGGTTGAGACCTTCTGCAGTCTCTTCTTCTTGGACCAACTGCTGGGCATTGGGACGATGAACCTGGCACGGAAAGCATCCGGCAGTTCCCAACCCTCTGCCTGACTCCGCAGTTCATCACAGAACTCACGGTACCGGATGACGACCCTCCTCTTGGCCCAGACATCTCGTCTCGTCATCCTCGGTTTGGCAACTGGGGAAATTTTGAAAATTTTTAGCATGGGGGTGCCGTTCTAGGTTCTAGGGGGTACGGGGGGAGGTAGAGGGATGCGCCCACGCACCACCCCCTCGGTTCGACCACCCCTGGGGGGGGTCTGCGAAATCTGCGATCTGGGCTGGATTGTTGCCCTTTTTGTTGCCCTTTCCAGTCATATCCTGCTCGATCCCAGTGTTTCTGCGGTTTGTCGGTTCCCACCCTCGCCACCAACTGATAATTTCTATATGTTCGATAATGTTATCTTAACGAACATATAGCCCAAAATAACGCCTAAAGTTGTAGGAGAGTTTGACAGTTTGGTACTACTTTTTGCGCCTACGCGCATTAGTATTCGGTACTTCCTCTTCCTTCTTCTCCCCTTCCAACTTCTTCTGTTCTTCAATCCGCTTCTGTGCTTTTTCTTTTAAGGCAGCGAGATGTTTACTCTGTTCATCGTTTACCGTGATTTCCGTAGCACGACGATCCCCGAATAGTTCAGGTGTAAGTTTGCTTGCCATCCACTGTGACGACTTAATCGCAACATCTGCAGTCTTGGGATCGATTCGTTTTTCCAGCATGTCCTGAACATACTGCTCGGTCTGCAGTGCGTGAAGCATCCCTCTAGCAGCAAGAGCTTCCTTGTATTGTTCCTTGTGCTCTGGTCGGTTCATGAACTGCCAGAGACTAACGGTAGAAACTCCTCTCTCCTTTGCCATGGCAATCAGAGTTTCCCCATTGCCTAGTCTTTCGCAGATCTCATCAAAGTCATAAAACGGATCAGCCTTACGAGGTGCTGGCATCATCATCACTGGGAAAGAGTTTGAAGTAATCAGGATGGTTTGGATGGAAGACCTTCATCGGTAGGAGCATTCTCCCCTGTCGATCTTTCCGTCGTGCCCAGTCCGCACATTTGAACTTTCCACAGAAATCATCCTCCGAGACGACCTCACCTTTCGGTCTGGTTCTTCGGCAGAGGTTGTAGTGTTCCGTCGCATAAAAATGACAGCAGTTCCTACAGATCCCTGGAATGTATTGAACCTGTGCGTGTTGAACTTTTGCAAAATCCCAGTTTGTATTCATTTGTGTCTCATTTTTCATAAATCAATATAGATAATCAATATAATCCAAATTACCGGCATTTTTCAATCCCACCCATACTAGACCAGCAGTATCACCTGTTAATCGCCATGACAACGATTCTGAGCACTCTGAGAGGCAAGTCTATACTTTCCAGAACCCCCCTTATACCCAACCACTTCATGCTGCACCTTCTGCGACCCGACCTGTGGAGCCAGCAGTTGATCCACCTGTGGACTGAACCCTGTGTGATTGCTCCAGATCCTTTGCCCACTGGTCAACCGTAGTTCCAGGTAGTCCATGTTCATCTTGACCAACCCCAACCCTTCCGGCAGCAGGGACATCATGTCCTGCAGTTTCTTCTCCTGCAGTGCATTGTTCCAGTCCAGCAGTGGTGAGAAGTGGAAGAAGGCATTCGGATGTCTGGGCTTGCTCAACAGTCCTGGCAATGGGAATGCGGTGTTGTTGTAGCTGCACATCTGGTCAAAGGATTCCTTCAGCCATTCGATGTTTAGTTTATTAAACGGTTTAACCTCAATTCCGAAAAGATAACCATTCATTTCGTGATACAACAACACATCACATCGAACATCCTTATAACTTCCACGATAATCACACTTTCCATTCACTTCCGTAAAACATTCAAAGTATTTTCCAAATTGTTTTACCACATTCTCAACGATCAAATCATGTTGAGTAATCGTGCCCTTGGGACTGGACAACTCATGTTCTGCAAGATTGAAGAGTGACTTAGCCATACGTCCTTC